GTATAATAGTTTAAACACACCACTACAAAAACCGTAACGAGTTGTTTAGGAACGAAAGGGTAGAAGTAGCTGAATAAAGGTGTATTCTTGAAATCTTAATGATTACGGCTCATCTATAATAGAGCGCGGGATAGTTTTAACTAACGCGTAGAACATCCAGAAAGGATACGGTGGATTTATAAGATAATGCACAAAACTAAGGGTTTAGATGGGGGTGCGGATGATGGCAGGGAAAGGAAGATCGTAAGTGGTAACAGGACCGACAGTATTCACGGTTTTAAAGGTGTTAAAATAAACCATAGGGGGGCCGATGAAATTGAGAAAACGAAAATCATCACCGGCAGCAGCATAGACGGTAGTGGTGATAGTTTCACCAGCATTGTTAGTGCCGTCAGTGTCCAAACGACCCATAAGAGAACCAGCATTACAGGCGTCGACCCAGTTGTACCAGCCGGAAACAACAAAGTCAGATGGTTGACGCCATGCAGTATAGTCGGTACCTTGCACACCAAACGTGTGGGTGCGGAGATTGTTTTGCGTGACATAGGGAACCTCCACTTGGTGGTAAGGCGCCATGTCAAGGGCGAGGTCAAGAGCGTTGAAATTGCCAGCCTGAGCTTGAGTGAAGGTTTTGGTGCCAGACACAGCAGTGACCTGGACGTCAGAGGAACGAAAGTAGCAGTCAATAGAAAGCTCCCGAGCAGTAGTGGCAACATTGCCACTAGGAACAACAGACTGTATGTAGAACGAACTGTTGTTTTGAGAAACAAGTGGCAAAGGGGTATAGGCACAAGTGCTATTGAAAGCAGAAGACCCAGTAGCGACACTATAAGCGGAAGTGGAAACTTTAAAACGAACGCTTCCACGATTGCCAAGATAGAGCACAGAGAGAAAATTGAGATGCGAATAAGAGCCAGCCGCAGTGCCAGAAGACATGCCAAAGAGATTATTGACAGGATAAATCCAAGAAGTGCCGACTACGAAAGTATCGGCAACTGCCATAGACTCACGACGTACCTTCTGAAATCGCTTAAGAAGGGTACGGATGGAACCATACGTCTCAGTCATGTTGAACTGTTTGCCAGGAGGCATGTCAAAAGCGTTGACAGCACAGTCACAATCGCCTTGAGCTACAGGAATAAACATCGAATTGCTTGCAACATAGTTGAGTTGAAAGTCGTCAGCTGCACCGAGAAAGACATTGCAGTCAATGGAGGTAGCAACATTGTCGGGGTGAACCAGAGGATTTAACAAAAACAACGACATGAGCCCCAGAGCAGAACCGGAAACGACACGAGACGAATAAGTCGAACCGGTAGTCACAGCATCGTTGAACCAAAACGAAGGAACTTTCTTCCACTCGGTATCTGCGACGTAAGGAATAACGAATTCAAACTCACGTTTATCAGCATTAAGCTCAAAGAAGTACGTATACTGAGACGCCTCGTCCACATTGGCAGCGACGAGTCTCTGAGTGGTCCAAACACCGTAGTTCAGAGTGAAAGCAAACTTGGCAGCATGAAAGGCAGAACAAACGAACTGGAGCCGAACTTTGAGACCACCACGCCAGTAACTAAACATAGAAGAAATGTAGGAGTGAGTGGGAATATAAGTAGTAGTAGACTCGTCGATATTGACAAGCCAAGAAGCACCAAGAGTACTAAGAGCGGCAGGGCCAATAATAGGAGTCATAGGAAGGTAAAAGACGACAGTCCCAGATGCAAGGGTATCAGCAATGGAAATAGTAGAAAAGAAAGACATCTTAGAACACAAATAACTAATGCCCATTTCATCAATGGTAGAACCGGTATGTCTCTCATCATGATAAGTGACACCTCCGGGTTCTAAACATAGTCGATCATTGTGCTCGATATTAGAGCCGTGACCAAGATATGGAAAAGGCGCACGAACCATATGCATAGGAATGATAGTATCGGAGGGCTTGTCCATAGCGGAGACGTTGGCGGTAGCACTAGCAGCGACATCAAACTTATCACCAGACACATTAGAGGGTAGGGTCACAGCAGCGACTTTAGACCATCCAGGCATGTTATAGTGGTTAGTCGAAGTAACGCCACCTTGAGCAATCGAAGAAGGACTTGGCACATGAAACTCATTACGAGTGGAAGCGATAGTAACTGTGAAATTGATAGTAGTAGAGCCGCCTGTGGAAACTTGAAGCAAATTCCAAACGGCAATAGTAAAAGTGCCAAGGGGAGGAACAAGTTCAGCGCCAGAGATCTGTTCATTGAGTTCAATGAAATCTCGATGATAGTAGAAAGGGATGTCAAATTCAACAACAGAGTTCTTAGAAGCGTCCAAAAATGCGTGCTGAAGATTTGAAGCTCGAGATCTATTAACGACCTCACGACCAGCAATGGAAGCTGGAGCAAGAGGGCGCCATGTACAAATGAGCATACCTTGGTGGAACCGAGTACCATCAAGTTCGACACGAATCTTGGGACAGCCTTTCCAGTAAACAAAAGAAGAAAACATGTTAACGGGAATGAGAGCGTTGAGTTGGTACCAGCGGGGAAAAGTAAACTGCTTGATGATAGCATTGAGAGTAGAAGTAGTGGTGAAAGCATAGCTACCAGCCCGCATAGGACGAGAGAGTAACGAATCGATATTCCACTTAGTCTCAGAAGTGGAACCGGTAGTGTTAACAGTAGGTGCCGGCTTGGTGAGCTTAGACGCAACAGCGGACTGCTCAATAAACTGAGTAGCAGGTTGTTCGTCAACAGGAGCGGCAATACCATCAGGGACAAGATCAGAAACAAGAGCGGATTCAACCTGAGCAACAGGTAGATCATAGAAGTGAGCAATGGGAATAGAAGCGAGGGACTTAAGAAAAGGATTGAGTTTGGGATTCATGATTGAACCTGGGGAGGTCCCGCTGGAATTGAGCCTACTTTGAACTTCGTATAGAGAGGTAGAGCACTCGGAGAGCGGGTTGCATTTTTATAGATGAAAACACACAAAACTTCGCGGGTCAAGAAAGAGTGAAATAATAAGCCAGGGGAAGACATATAGGAAGACAAGGTTCGAAACAGATCTATGTTTAATGTCTTAGCAGACAGCGCCGTCAAGGGACTCAGCGCGGTAGAGCGTGTCAAACCAGCTCCAATCTCGCAGAACGACAGAAGAGTCATGCTCGAAGAGAGCGGAGCGGACACGTCCACGTAAACTGTTGAAGTACTTTGGGCCATAGAAATAAGCATATCTCAAGGCCTCATTGCAATTCGAAACAGTCTGTTCGAGAGGATGGCCAGACTTGGTAATCCAATTAGTGCACTCACGGATAGAACGCTCGGCCAATAAAGGCAGAAACATTAATCCGTCACGGCGAATGCCACACTTAAGGAAAGTCAAGTCAAGGACAGGTTGGATGGGCAAAACGGTTCCAGTCTTGGCAGCGTCGGTATATATGATACCAAGCTCGCTATAGACCTGAGACACAGACGTCGCATTAAAGAACGACTGAACCTCAGGACGAACAGCGAGAATGTTATCATCTCCATAAATGAAGGTACGAACATTGTCACGGAAAGAAAGAGTATTGCGATGGGAGTCGGGGGCAACCAAAAGCCAAACATAGGTCATCATGAGTTGGTTTGCAATGGTATTGACAATAGAAGTCATCTGTTGTCCGGACGGATTGCCTCCATGAGTACCATAGACGACATTCTGACACAGAATAACTGTGTGGACAATCTCGTCGATGATAACGCGACGGACACGTGTATCCTCGGTTGTTACGGAAACATCGTACAGCTGATAAAACTGCTCAATGACATCGCCAACAGCCTCGAGAATATCGGGGTGGAGTTTGCCATCATATGACTTATAGTCGCCGGCAAAACCAGTGGTAGAAGTCTCAAGCAAACGATGGACCATCTCAGAAAACTGAGGGGAGAAGGGATCCATACCGATTGCCGAGAAGCACTGGAGATGTCGCGAGTAGAAGTACACAGAGAAAGACATGAAGTATTGTCGCATGGCAATGGTGAAGTCAATAGGCATGATAGTGAAAACGCGCGGCAACTTAGGAGCGACAAGTCGTTCGTCTTTCTGACAGTCCATCGCAATCGAAGCAATTCGCATTCCTTCTTTTGCAGACGCAAGTCGCGCGTCAAGAGTGCCACGAAGGCCTTCGTCAGAAACAGAATAGATAGGAAGAGTATCCGTTCCATCCTTGGCGAAAAGCCAGTGTTTGCCAGAGCCCTTCATTCGAAGAACATAGGGATAGCCGGGAGAGGAGGACATGTTCATGCGATCAAAGTACTTAATACGCGAGTCGCCATTGATGGCCTCTTGCTCGGTGATAACACGAGCAAACTGAGGGGTGACAGTGTATAGCTCATCGCAAACAGCATCGACGCAAAGACGCAAAATGTCCTTACGAAAGGGCAGCATGGGGGCACCGTACTTAGCGATCTGTTTGGGATAGTTGTCAACACCGAGCTTACCAGGAGCAGTCTCCGGAGGAAAGATTTCGCCGTGAATGACAGAACGGCGGATCGATGTCTTCGAAGGAGCGAAAGCACACTGGTCACGAGGAAGGGTACCAAAATACGAGAACAATCCAGCTGGAAGTTCAAGCAATGGTTCATCTTGAGAGAGCTCGCAATGTGCGAGGATATCGGGGTGGTAAGACTGGACGACCTTGGCAGCGAGACTCTCACGGATGAAAAGCAAGTTCTCACGAGTGATGAGCTCAGCGTAGCCCTTATTGCGAAGGGTTTGGCCAGCAACGTGCATGCCGAGGATCTTTCCAACAAGGCGAGTGTTGTATTGGAAAAGAATCGAGCCACAATCGCCAGAATTGGTAGAAGCATTGTACTCAAAGCCCGCCAACATGCGCATCGGTTTGAACTGTTCGCCAACCTCACAGTTATACATGAGAGAGGTAATAGCTCGAACCTCAAGCTGCATACGCTCAACATGCTTGTTGAGCAAGGGACCGACACGTCGTACAAGACAGCCAGAAGCACGATTGATGTACGAAAGATCGTCAGCACGGACAAACTGTTGAGTGATGTCCTTATAACTCGGCATGGTCTTGCCAAATTCGTAGATGACAGCATCTTTGAGAGAACCGTCATTGTTGGCGAGGAAAGTCAGATTGTCCGGATTGAAGAACGTGGTATAAACTTTGTTCTCTATCTCAAACGTCATCGGACTTGTGGCGGGACACACTTCTCCTTGCTTGTCGAAGAGAACATGACGGGGAAAGAGGAGGTACGTGCCGCCAAGTGGGAGGGCGATCATGCGACGCGTGGAAGTGTCAGCAATGACAGTGATAGCAATCTGACCAAGACGGGGACTGACAACATTTGTGATGATGTCCTCAGCGTTAGGATCGGCAGAGCCTTGGGCCATAGTCTTGACACGCGTAGCGTTCTTTCTAGTACGCTGATCACCAGAGATGGCAGCACCTTCGGCATTGATAACTCGAACCTTAGCAAGCTCACGAGCAGCCTGATACTTTTTAAGGAGCACAGGACAGGTCATTGAGTCGAAAGATGTGTCAATCGGTGGACCTTCACGGTTCTTCTTGTATTTAGCAAGAACAACTGGGTCAGTCATAGCATCGAAGGATGCATCGATTGGAGCGTCATTACGTCTCAGAGAGTGTAAGTGAGAACAATGGAACCGATGGCAGCAGCCACAAGTGCA